CCTGGTCCGAGCAGCGCGGCCAGATCGGCGTCGCGGGATTCGCGGGAACTATCAGCGACGCTACCGTGCTGGCCGCGACGCTTAACAGCGAGCGTATGGTTCTTGCCTGCCTCGAAAACACCAACAGCACGCCGTGGGCCATCGGCGCGGCCTTCGCGGCGGAAATCGCCAGCGAAACCGACCCGGCCCGCCCGCTCCAGACGCTGCCGCTTGTTGGCATCGTGCCTCCCCTTCCCGCCGACCGCTACACCCGGACGGAGGAAGAGACGCTTCTGGCCGGCGGCTGCACGCCGCTTGAGGTCGGGCCTGGCGAGACGGTGCAAATCGTCCGCGCCGTCACTACCTACACGCAAAACGCCGCGGGCTCGCCCGATCCGGCGTATCTCGACCTCACGACGATCATGACGCTCGACTACCTGCGAGACGCCTGGCGCCAGCGGATGCGGTTGCGGTTCCCCCGCAACAAGCTCAACGACCGAACCGTCGAGAGCGTGCGCGACGAAACTCTCGCGCTACTGCGGCTGCTGGAAGATGCCGAAATCCTTGAACATGTCGAGGGAAACAAAGCGCAGGTGCTCGTGCAGCGGAACGTCACCGACGTGAACCGCCTCGACGTGCAAATCCCGGCGGATGTCGTCAACGGCCTGGTCGTCCTGGCCGCCCAAATTGACCTGATCCTGTAAGGAGGATGCGGCCATGATCTATGCTGACAAAATAGTCGTCGAAGTCAATGGCCAGGAGATCGCCGAAGTCGCGTCCGTCGAGTTTAAGGACGATCTCAAGGCCGAAGCGGTCCCCACGATGAACTCGCAAAACAAGGCGCTCGGCTACCGCGCGGGCGTCCCCGCCTATGATTTGACCATCGAGGTCATCGTGCCAAATGACGGGGATGAGTACGACTGGAACTCGCTCGCGCCCAAGGGCGACACCTTCAACGTCATCGGAATCTGCGGCGCTAAGCGCGAAACCTACGGGCCGTGCTTCGTGAAGACCATCGGCAAAAAGGGCGCCGTCAATTCAAACGTCACGCGCTCGCTCGACATCGGCGCGCTTGACCACAAGGTGAACTGAGATGGCGCTTTCCCTGAAAGAGATGCTGGCGGGGCCGCGGCTTGTAAGAGCCGTGGCCCTGCCTCACGGTCAGGACGGCGCAAAGGTGGGGCTGCGCGTGCTCACGGGCGCGGAAAAGCAGGCGGCGTGGTTCGAGGCGCTGGAGGCCTTCAAGGGCCGGGGCATCGAGGCGCAACAGCTCAACAGCGCAATTGCGGTTGACGGCTTTGCGGAACGCCTCGCCGCCGCGCGCCTGTCACGCGCGCTCGTCCAGCCGGAGGAACCCCATGAGCGGCTCTGCGCCTCCACCGAAGAGATGCTTGGGCTGTTGGACGAAGTGCAGCTCTTGGCGCTTTACGCGGCATACAACGAGCTTGAAGAGGACATCTCGCCAAGCCTTGATGAGATGGACGAGGTCAGACTTGAAGCGGCGCTGGCCGAGCTAAAAAAAAAGCCGGACCTGGCGAACAGCTACGGCTCGCGGTCGCTCCGCAGGCTTTTGGTTTTTTCGGTCTTGCGGCCAACGACCTGACCGACGGGCAGGCGCTCGCGCTGGCCGCGCTCTTGTACCAGGGCCGAGCGGCAAGGGAGCGTTGGGTGTCCAAGAAGTATATGAATTGACGAGGCCATGGGCGATCCGAAAGTTGAACTCAAATTATCGCTCGACAACAGCCGCTTCCTTCGCGGCCTGAAGGGGTCCGAGGAGGCCGTTGCCAATTTCGGCTCGAAGGCGGCGCGCGCCATGTCCGGCCTCGGCCACGGCCTGGACGTGCTTGACTCCAAAATCGGCGGCTTCGGCCAGGGCCTCGCGCTGGTTGCCGGCGGGTACGGTTTGAAAGAATTTGTCGGCAAGACCATGGAGGGCGGCTTCGCCCTCACCCGCCTCGGCATCCTCGCCGGCCTGAGCGCCAAGCAGTTGGCGGGCCTCAAGGACAGCGTCTATGAGGTCGCCAAGGCCATGCCCGGCGTTGACGTGTCGTCCCTGATGGCTGCCTCCGCGGCGCGCATACGCGAGGGCGCGAATTACGACGACGTGATCGCCCAGATGCAGCTCACCGGAAAAACCGCATCCATCCTGGGCGCCGACGTTGGCAACGTTGGCGAGGTGATCCAAAAGCTCCATGAGACCTGGGGCGTTAATACCAGCGATCAGAAGCAACTGGCGGTCGTGCTTGACCAGGTGGCCACGGCGGCGCGCAAAGGCCACCTGAGCATGGAGGCGCTGCCCGACCTTTTCAAGCAGTCAGCCCTCGGCGCGAAATCTGCCGGGGCGACGCTGCCCGAATATCTGGCAATGGCTGATGCAATCGCCGGGGTCACCGGTAGCGCCGAAGCTGCCAACCCGATCCTGAGCAGATTCTTCGTCATGATGTCCTCGAAGAGCGGCGTCAAAACAATGGGGCAGTTGGGTGTCCATTTGCAAGATGCTCAACACCACATGCGCCCCTTCGTGGACGTTTTTGGCGATTTCGTGAAAAAGGTGAGCAGCCTTCCGGACATGCAGCAGCAGATGCTCTTTCCCGAACTCGGCGGCGCGCGGGGCGCGGCCTATTTCAAAAAGCTCGCCGAAGAGCTGGATAACATCAAGAAGCGCGCGGATGAAATCAAGAACGGCGGCACGCTGACCGGCGAGAATCTCGGCGGCCTCCAAGAGACGCCCGAAGCCAAATGGGAGAAGTTCAAGAAAACGCTTTTCGACGTGCACGGCGTGCAGGCGAAGGTGCTCGACAATCTGAGCAACCTGTTGGGCGTGCTAAACGCGCACTCTGATGCGGCGATCAAAACCATTTACGGCGTAGGCACGGCCATGTTGGGGCTCTACGCGATAATGAAGGCGCGGGATTTCGCGAAAACGATTAGCGAGATATTCGGCGCTTTTGGCGGGGCGAAAGGTTCGGCTGGCGCCGGTGGCGCGCTGGGCGGGGTAAGCGGCGCCGTGCCCGTCTATGTGACTAACTGGGGGGGCGGCCCAGGCGGCGCGGGGGGCGCGGCTGGCGCGCCTGGGCAGCCGGGCGGCGCTACGGGCGCGGGCGGGACAAACGTGAAGGCCGGGCTGCTTGGCGGCGTTTTAGGCGGCGTTACCGGCATAGGCATCCAGGGCGGCATCCTCACCGCCGCCGGGCCAAATGCCGGGATGGGGGCCTATGCCGGCGCGGCTCTGGCGGGAGAAGGCAGCGCGGCCATGATGGGCGCGCAAGTGGGCGGCCCTTTAGGCGCGGCGGCCGGGGCAGCGACCGTGGGCCTTTATAACATCGGCAAGGCGGGCCTGCTAGTCGCCGAGTTCGGCATGGCCAACAAAGAGGCCGCTTATGCGGCGAGAAGAGCGACGGCCGGCAGCAAAACGCTCGCCGATAAAATACAGCAGCACTACGGCTTCGATGCCTCCAAACTGTCTGAGAGCCAGCGCAGCGCTGCCGCTGACGCCCTGATGCGTGCGCAGAGCGGCGGCGGCGGCATTGACGCGGTGATTAAGAACCTCGAAGCGCAGAAGGGGCGCGGCTTGTTGTCCGAGAAGGACCTCGCCGCGCTGACGGCGGCGCTCCAGGCGCAGCAGCCGCAGCTTTACCTGACCGTGAACGTTGACAAGGACGGCAACGCAACGGTTTCGTCCACCAACCTGGATCACCCTGAAATTCAGGGCTCGCGGCGCGGCACGAACGCCGCGCCCCGGACGGGGGCATAAATGGGCTACCCTCTTTTTGATTCGCTGAAAACCGCGAGTTATAAAGGCGTGGCCTTCGATTTTCAGGACGTGTTGGACCAGGTGGGAAACGCGATCGCCCGCCATGAATATCCGAACCGCCCTGGCGCGGACCTTGAGGACATGGGCCGCCAGGCGCGGGTGATAGAACTGAAGGCCGTCTTTCTCGGAGCGGATGGCCTGGCGCGCCGCGACGCGCTCTTGAAGAAGATCGAAGAGGGCGGCACCGATGCGCTTATCCACCCGGTATGGGGAACGATCCAGTGCCAGTGCGAAATGGCCAACGTCCGCCATTCCCACTCGGGCCGCGACTACTGCGAAATTGACTTGAGGTTCACCGAAGACTCCACCAACTGGCACGCCTTTGTCGTTGAAGACGCCCAGAGCACGCAGACGCAAGCGCAGCAGGCGCTTGCCAGGGCGCGGGCCGCCGCGCAGGGGTTCAAATCCTGATGGCGCTTCTAGACACGATCACCGCCATTCTCGATGACTCTGACGCCGCGATGGCGCTGATGGCGTCGCGCCCGATGTTGCCAAGCGAAATCGAGGCGGCGGTCATGAACCTGCGCGCGAGAATTCAGGCGGCCATTGACGCGCTTCGCTCGGCCTACGGCTTCGATGCGGAGCCGCTGGCCGCGCCGCTCGCTGACCTGGCCGCGTCGCTCTTGGCTTACGGGCGGGCGCTGATCGAAACAAAGCCGCCCTTAAAGCAGATCACGCTGGACAGCGACTGCACGGTGGCCGAACTGGCGTGGTCGCTTTACAAGGATATGAGCCGCACCTCTGAAATCGTCCTCTTGAACGCCATCGCGAACCCCAACCGCTTGAGCGCCGGAACGGTGCTGCGGGTGTATGTGCAATGATAGCCGACCGCATGACTCTCATAACGTCCGCCGGCTCTTGCTATGACTGGGAGAGCTACGAGTTTGAGCAGGACCTTTTCACCCCCGCCCATGCGTTTTCGTTCACCGTTGGCGCGCCGCAAAAGGGCTGGTTCACGAAGATACCTCTTGGCAGCGAGGTGCAGGTGCAGCTCAACGGCCAGCAGGTTCTTACCGGCATAGTGGACAGGATCACCGGGTCGGTTTCTCGCTGGGGTTCAATGCTGGTGGTTCAAGGGCGCGACAAAACGGCCGCGCTGCTGGTTGACGGGGCCGCGCCGATACTGACGCTTGAGGGCGCGACGCTCAAGTCGCTTGTCCAAAGAGTCGCCGGCGAAGTGGGCGTCACCAAGTTTAACTGGCTCCCTGGCGCGGGCGATTCCATCCCCTTGGAGCCGATGGAGACCATCAAAACAAACCCCGGCGAAAGCGCCTGGGACGTGCTCTCCCGCTATGCCGGACGCATGGGGCTTGCCATGTGGACGAGCGCCGACGGCGCGCTAAACGTGGGCCGCCCCAGTTATGAGGGGCCAGCCACCCTGGCCTTCGAGCACTACTCAACCGCTCCGCAGATGATGCGCAACAACTGCGAAATCAGTTCGATGTCCAGCATGGCCGAACGCTATAGCAAGGTCATCGTTTACGGCTCGCGCCAAGGGAACGACCTTATCTTCGGCTTGGATAGCTCTTGGAACATCGTCGGGGAAGCAACCGACGCCGAAGTTCCGTACAAAAAAGTCTTGCGCGTCGTTGATTCAGATTCAAAAAGCGTATCCCGCTCGAAGCGCCGCGCCCAGGCCGAAGTGGCGCTAAGGAAACTTGAGGGGACGCGCATTGAAGTCGTGGCCCCCGGCCACAGCCAGAACGGGGCCATCTTCTCCGCCAACAAACAGGCGGTTGTCCACTCGGACCTTTTGGGCGTTGACGGCGTTTACTGGATATCAAAGTGCAAATACCAGCGGGACCGGCGCGAAGGCACCCGCACTTATATGGTCCTCACGCTCCCAGGCATCTGGGGCGTCTATGGGAGAGGCTGATGCTGAGGCAGGTGGACCAGCTCATCCGCCAGCGCATAGGCCAGGTAAAGCGGGCCGTTGCTCGCGCCGTCCTCAATATAATTGATGATAGCTACGGCTGCTCTCTCCAAGGGCTCAATGAGGAGGTTTTGCGCAAAGCCGAACTTTGGCAGCATTACGGTTTTTCCTCACGCCCGCTCGCTGGCGCCGAATGCGCCGTTCTGTTCGTGGGCGGCGAAAACGGGCACTTGGTCCTTGTGGCCGAGAATGACCGCCGATACAGGCCAAAGCTCGAAGCGGGCGAGGCCGCGTTCCACGACTGGCAGGGCAACTATATCCGCATCTACAAAAACAACGACATCGAGATAAACAGCGCAACGAGGGCTTATTTCACCGCGCCCCTCGTCGAGCTTGGCGCGAAGGGGCTGGCCGATAGCGACGGGATCGTCCGCAAGGCGGACCTGCAAAAAGCTCTCGATGACATGACGAGCGCCGTCAATGCGAAATTCGCCGCCTGCCAGGGCGGGTCCGGCGTCGGTTCGGTCACGGCGCCGACGGCACAGGCGAGCGCCATTGCGAAGGCGAAGGCATGAACGACTTTCAGATTGATCCCGCCACCCGCGACTATGTGCTGGACGGCACCAGCCTTGCGCTCTGCAATGACCTGAGCAACCGCGTCTATCTGGCGCTCGCGACCGAGAAGGGGTCCCTGTTGGGCGACGCTGATTTTGGCTCCGAGCTTTACAAGCTCAAGCGCGAAAAGGCCGTCAGCCGGGTGCTCGGCTTCGCCCAGGATACCTGCCGCCAGGCGCTTCAGTATTTGCTGGATACCGGGCTGGCGGCGGCCGTCTCCGTCGAAACGGCATGGGCGAGCGGCGATGCCAGCTCGCGGCGCATGGATATCGCGATAGAAGTCACCGCCGCCGGCAACCAGACCTTCATCTTTCACAATTTCGTGGAGGTGGGCTGATGAGCGATTATTCGCCTTTGAACTTCGAGCAGATTGTCAGCGCTTTTCAGGCTGCCTACCAAAACGCCCTCGCCGAGGCCGATGTTAAGCGAGGCTCTGACATCTACGCCCGCATCCGCGTTTGGGCCGCGCTCCTGGAAGGGCTATACCAATATCTGTCGTGGACAGGCAACCAGATATTTCCCGATACGGCGGCAACGGCCAGCTTGGAACATCATGCGGCGCTTTACGGCCTCAGCCGCGAACCGGCCTCCGTCGCCGAAGGGACGGTCTTGATGCGCGGGACCCCGGCAAGCAGCTTGCCTGCGGGGCTTACCTTGCAAGACGTTTCAGGGGTGCAGCTCACCAACACGGCCGCTGGAACCTTTGGGCCTGATGGCACGGTGACCGTCCCGGCGGTCACCTTGACGGCGGGCATAGCGGCGAACCTTCTGGCGAACAATTCGGGGGTGGATAATCTGACCGTTCTTGATCCCCCGGCGAACGTTCAATCCACGGCTTCGACGGCGTCAGCCTTCACGGGCGGCGCCGACGTGGAAAGCGACGCAGCGCTATTGGCCAGGCTGTTGGACCGGCTGAGGCAGCCCCCGGCGGGCGGCAACGCCCACGATTATAAAGTATGGGCTGAGGCGATCGCGGGCGTGGCCACGGCATACGTTTATCCGCTTAGGCGCGGCCTTGGCACGGTGGACGTGATAGTCACGGCCTCCGGCGGAAATAGAATACCAGCGGCTGAGTTGCTGGCGAACGTCCAGGCGGCGATTGACGCCGTGCGGCCATGCACCGCCAAGGATTTTGAGGCGATAGCTCCGACCCCCGTCCCGGTGGACGTTACCGTCTCGGTGACCGCTGCAAGCGGATTCGGCGGCGACTGGACAGGCACTAAGACGGTGGCCTCTGGCAGCACCACAAGCCTCATCAACGTGGACAGCACAGCTGGCCTCTCCGCGCTCAGCCGCGTCGTTATAAATGAGGAAGAGCGATTTATCCAGTCCATCCTTTCCGGCACGCAATTTGGATTGACGGAGCCGCTTTCCTCCGCGCCTTCAAGCGGCGCGGTCGTTTACCCAGGCGGCCCATTGTGGCAGGGCATCTATGACGCGCTTCGCGGCCTTTTGGGCGCTGAGCCGCCGCCCATTTATACGGCAGGCGCGAGCTACCCGATAACGCGGACACTGTATCTCTCAAAGCTAATCGCGGCGGTGTCGTCCATCTCTGGCGTGCTGGATGTGGCTCTCTCTAAGCCCACCGCCAACGTCGTGACCACCGTTGACGCCAGCCACCAGCAGATGGTTACTCCTGGCGCAATCATCATAACCTTCGCTTGAGGCACGAATGGCTGGCACCTATTTCGACCTGCTGAAACGCCTGTACCCGCGAGGCCCCTATGACATGGGCGAGGGGACCATTAACGCGGCTGACACGGAGGCCATCGCTGCCAGGCTCGGCGAGCTTGAGGCGCAAATTGACGCTCTTGGCAAAGAGATATTCGCCGACACGACGGAGGCGCTGCTGGCCTCCTTCGAGCGGGTCTATGGCCTGCCATCAAATAGCGGCGAAGCGCCAACGGTGCGCCAGCAGGCGCTTCTGTCCAAGCTCCGGCGCAGCCCTGGCATCAGCATCTCCGCGATTCAGGATGCGCTGGAGCCGCTCGTGGGCTACCGCCCCGCCGTCACGGAATATGTTCTTCAGACCGGCGACCCGCCGGAGTACATTTTCAAATTCACGGTGAACATTCAATGGGCGCAAGTCACGAAGACGGTGCGCGTATCTCAGATCAGGCAGGCCATTGAAGACGCCAAACCCGCCCATACGCAGGGGCTGCTAACGTTCGATAACGGTTTCTTGTTTGACGACGCCGGTTCCTTGACAGACACGCCCGGCGAGGTCCTCTCAATTTAGGAGGTAGCAATGCGAAAAGCCTTCACCTTTTTGGCCCTGATTCTTGCCACGGTGGCCCTCATCGAGGCGTCCCAAATCACGAGCCGCCGCAAAACCTTCAACCCCGGCGACCAGGTTCCCAGCGCCGTGCTGAATGGGATGCAGGACGACACGGTCAGCG